ACGGCGGGCAGTTTATAGAAGGTGTGCATATCTGGCTTAAAGATGGACGCTGGAAAGACCCGCCTGCTAATGTGAGCGCTAAACCCCACGCAATTGGTTACAAGATAGATAGGTCAAAGGTCATAGTTACATCCAAATAAGGATAGATTATGAGTTATACGACTACTAAAAGCGGCATCCTCAAGCGTATGGGAGTGCCTTCCGTCTATCAGGATTGCACATTTGATAATTTCGAGGGAGACCCCGAAAAACTATTCATACGGGATAGCATTCGATCTATTGCCGATGTAAACGGAAGTGTTTATCTGCACGGCGAAACTACTGGTGCCGGTAAGACCCATCTTGCGATTGCTGCCCTTGCCCGCTCGTGGTGGAATGTGGCTAAGTCTTGTATTGAGGTCGATGCCACCAACGACTCAATAACACTCTCGGGCTACTTTTCAAGTCCCTATTTATTTCGATATTATAACGTTCGGCGCTTGGGACTGGAGTTAGAGATGGCCGGAATTGAGTTGATAGCCCAAATTGATAACCTCTTCATAGATGATGACGAGATGGTTATGTGCCTGTTATTAGATGAATTAGGGCGCGAACCTAACCGATGTATCGAACGAATCGAGTGTGTATTGGATGAAATTTACGCAAGGCAGACCCAGATTATCATTACATCGAACCTGACAATGGACGGGCTTGAATCCAGATATGACGCTGCTATCATTCGCCGCCTCGATCAGACCGGCACTTTCATCAACGTCAACTGGCCTGCATACGATTTGGGGATTAAAAATGGAACAGCTTAACGAGATTGTAAGGTTCGATTTCAGCTCCCAGACAAGAGCTGCGGTCGAATGGGCGAAAACCCTGCCGTCTATGTATGTGGGGGAATATACGCCCATCCCTGAAAGCGTCCGGTTGAGTGGGCTATTCAACCGGTCGATTGCAGCCGTCGAGGGAATGACGCGAGGTTGTGCCGTCTGTTTCGCCTTACTATTACTGGCAGGCTGCGGGGATAAATCCGTCAACCCGCAGATTGATAGGTTGAGGGCGCCCTCCAATCTGATCGCCGAATGGCGGGCGTTGACTTCACCCCCCCGCCCTCCATCAGGATACATTGATTTGAGATGGCGGGATAATTCTGACCACGAATGGGGGTTCGTCATCGAGCAAAGCACGGTATCGAATACGTGGGGATTCATCGACTGGAGAGTGCCGGAATGGGGAGAGATTACAAACTGTCCAGATATCGAACATTGGATCACGCCCATAATAATTCCACTAAAAGGCGACACTATTGTCTTTTTCTACAGGATTAGGGCTTTTACAGTTGATTGCAATAGGGGGCTATACGAGAAGGAGTTTTCAGATTACTCAAACGAGGCGTCGGTCTATGTCGAATAGAAAGGGGGCGACGATCCGCGACCGCATTAAGGAGCTGCCTTGAGAAAGGATTTTGCGCTTTATGTGCTCGTCTTTACGAATGGTCATCCTCTCCCTAAATGAAAAACCGATCTTTATGAGTGCTGGAAGATCAGCTCCCGGATGCGGTCTGGCCCGGCCAGTAGAACAATCCAGTCCGGCAGCTCATCTTCATCCTCTATCTCGAGCTCTTCAAGCTCCACGAGCGAGATAACCTCCGGTTTGGATTCCATCTCAACCTCAAATATGGCGGTGGGTGTGTGTTTCGAGTTTTTCGCATTCCACCAATAGATGGAGAATCTCGAGTTGCTCGGTCCATCTAATCTCAGCTTTGAAAGCCTCTTCAAGTGAAAAGCGTTCCCCTTGCGCAACCTCACGGGTTAGTTTGATTCGATCCTCTAACCGTAGTTTGAAGTTATCAAGCGAGTTCATCTTTCCTCCTGCCCTTCCGGGCGGTTTAGGTTATCTTACAGGCTTTGATAAACACCTTCCTCAGCTCTTGGCGGCTGTATCTCATAGTAGCTTCATCACCAGCAGACCGCCGGATTATTGAGAGTGGCGGGTAATTCGGATCGCCTGTCTCCCAGAGAACTTGGCAAATACCGTCGTTCTTAGGTTTCCATTCGATGCTGGCCTTCCCGTCTATATTTTCGGCGGGGAACTTGATCTTAATCGGTTTAAGCATTATTCTCTCCTGCCCTTTCGACCGAAAGCTCAACCTCCCACTCAACCTTTGGGTCGTCGTGTTCGCCTTCGTTTCCCTTAGCCCAATCGCTGGCGGCGTCATAAATGGCATCCGTCAGGGAGCAAAGGTCGTCTTCTGCTTCTTTCATTGCGGATTTCGCCCCGCGTCCGGTTGCCTTGAAGGATATTGCATACTTAACTGTCATCCCTTAATTCTCCTTATGGTTTCAGTTAGCCCGCGTTAATCCTTCCAATTTAGAATTGAGCCCTCAATACGTGCGATTAAAGAACGCGCATCCTCACGTGCCGCAATCTCATCGGCAAGACTTTCGGGATCCAATAATCGTCCCAGAAGTTCGATGCCTTCCGGCGCGGCAGCTATAGTTTTGGCGTTTGCCGCGAGTTCAGTCTCTGGAATTAACGGATTTTAGACGCTGTCGTCCAGGTTTGGGGCATTAAACGCCACGAGCGAGAACTTATCGATCCATTCGCTTAACAGCCAGAATCGACGTCCCGGCCCCGGGTTGAACGCGCTTAATGGGATCATTTTTCCGATCCTGCTATCGCCGTCAAACCGTTTCCCATCGTATTTAACGTCGATAGATTCGGGAGTATACCGCCCAGCAGGATGCCGGGCGGTAATTGTTCCACGGCTGCTCATATTCGCCCGATCTCCAGTATAGTATATCCGCGTGCCTGGTATTAAATCTTCTGTTTTCATTTAACACCACATACGGATAAACATCTCACCATCGTTTTCAGCCGATACCTGCCGATAACTGATGAGCTGACCAGTGGAGGCGAAAGAGTTCGCCTCTTCTTCGGTCTCGCATAATTGGGTTTGTGTTTCACCCGCTTCAGCAAGACCCCCTTCGACTGCCCAATTAGGGGCAGCGATTATAACTCGTATCATTGTGACCCTCCTAAATAGAAAGCCTCGCCAGTTATTTGGCGATGGTGCGTCGTCCCTCTGCCTGTGCATCCATAGCGTGACCGAGGGCCACCAGATGTTTGCACGTGCCCCGATTTCTGAATCCCAAACAATTGCATCGGCTCCCGAAATACAGAGAGCCCATTTCATCGAGGTATTGAAATTCCTCAACACGGTAAAATTTACCACCAGTAGATGAGGGAACCTCGATTGATCGTAAAAGTGTCTTCGCTCGCATTGTAAACCTCCTAAATAGAACCCCCACCAGATGGTGAAGCACAAGACCGAGGTCAAGTTCATCCGGTGGGGGTTACAGCCTATAAATGAAAAACCCCGGTCTCTTACGCTTCAAATGCCAATCTAATATATGTTTGAGCAAAAGTCAAGCTATTGAACCCCTTGACATCGAGGTCTCCCCCTATTATATTGATGTATGTTCATATATTCATATTCACCTGAATATATCTAAATAACGCCCAGATTCCTAAAGGGGGGACTATAGGGGGGTGATAGTAATACCAATGGAGTTTAGGATAGTTAGAGTATGAGAACCAGAGTAAAGAGGCAGGATATAGCCTACAGATGGATTGATCTCTCCAAGATATTCGGTGTTTCCACAAGAGCTCTCCAAGCAAGTCTCAAAAAAGGTCATTTCCCAGAGCCTGATTTCTATCGGGGAAGGACGCCATACTGGCGACGTATAACGATTCTACAACTGCAAAAGAAAAGGATAAGCGAAATGTAAACTGGCGTAAACTGCTACATTGGCAGCTTGACACTGCCATAATGGCATACCTAAATTACCCTCGTTGTAATTGACGAGGGTTTTCTTTGCTCAAACCTGAAGCTATCACCGCGCTGGAACTGAGGCGCTCGGGCGCCGATCTGAGGCATATTGCTATACAACTGAAGACTACGCCTCATAAAGCAAGCCGGCTTATCCAGTCTGCCCTTGAGGTTCTCTACTCCCCCCGGGAGCAATCAATTGATGATATGCGGGGTCTGGAGACCGCCCGGCTGGATATGTATCTGCTGCGGATGTCGAATGCAATTCTTGCCGGTGATACCAATGCAATTCAAACGGCGGTCAGGATCAGCGAGCGGCTCGCCAAAATCTGGGGTCTTGACTCCCCCTCCAAAATCTCACCCGTCGAACCTGACGGGGTAACCCCATACAGACAAGTTTCAGGACTATCCGAGGACGAGCTAATGACGCGCATCATCCAGGTGCTGTCGCGTGGGAATGGTAAAGCGAAGGAGTTGCTACTTGCCGCTGTCGCAAAAGAACTTGCTGGAGCTTGACGCTCTTGTGTCCGAGGCATCCCGCCTCTGGGCATTTCAGGCCAGGCCTGAGCAACTACCGCCGCCGGGCGACTGGACCGACTGGCTCGTTATGGGCGGCAGGGGAGGCGGCAAGACCCGGACAGGGGGGGAATGGATTCGGAGTTGCATAGAGAGTGGAATATATCGCCGGGTCGCCTGTATAGCACCGACGACTGGCGATGTGCGGGGGGTGATGGTAGAGGGGCCGAGCGGGTTGATGTCGCTCCGGTGGCGTCCGCAGTTCCGCCCCGACTATCAGCCGAGCCGCCGCCGGATAGTATGCGCGAATGGCGCGATTATTGAGCTTTACAGCGCGGACGAGCCGAGACGTCTTGAGGGGCCACAATGGGAGGCGGCTTGGGCAGACGAGATCAGAAACTGGCGTTATGCCCAGCGGGCCTGGGATAGTCTGAGGTTCGGTCTGAGGCTCGGCAGCAAGGTTCGGATGGTCATCACCAGCACGCCATCAGCCTCGTCGAAGATCATTCTCGATTTGCTGAAGCGCAGTAAGCAGGGGGGGGAGACCGCGGTAGTAACGCGGATGTCGACATACGACAACCTCGCGAATCTCGCGCCGGACTTCAGGGAAGTGATCCTGAGGCGCTATGAGGGCACACGGAAGGGCCGGCAGGAGCTCGGCGGGGAGATGTTGGAGGACGTCGAGGGGGCATTGTGGACACGCAAACTGCTGGATGACACGCGAATTGATGAGGCACCAGTGGATATGGGCAGGATTGTGGTGGCGGTGGACCCGGCGGCGAGCGCCACGCAGGACAGCGACGAGACAGGGATCGTGGTCTATGGCAAGCGGGATGGAGATTGCTATTTCCTGGATGATCTGAGTGGCACGTATTCGCCCGACGGCTGGGGTTGCAAGGTAGTCGGGGCTTATCATAAGTGGGGTGCCGACTGTATAATCGGTGAGGCGAATAATGGCGGGGATATGGTCGAGCACGTAATCAGGACAGTTGATCCGTCGGTGAAATACAAGAAGGTCTGGGCTTCCCGCGGGAAGATCATCCGGGCGGAACCAGCTGCCGCGCTGATGGAACAGGGGCGCGATCACCACGTCGGGGAGTTCGCCGAATGTGAGGATCAGCTTTGCACGTTCGATGGGACAGGTAAATCACCTGACCGGCTTGACGCGAAAGTTTGGGCCATCACCGAGCTGATGCTCGGGGAAATGAAGGCGCCATTATGGGGGGCGGCGCTATAAATCGGAATCAATAATGTTCAAGGGTATTAAGGACGGCCTTCGACGTTGGCTTCTCAAGGAAGCAGGAATCTCATTCATACCCGGTTCATCAGCGGGGGCGTCCTGGCCGTCATACAACTATCGGCAGTTTGCGGTGGGGGCCTACTCGGGGAACGAGTTGGTATATGCCGGCATCACGAGGATCGTCCGGGCGCTCGGTGAGTCGCCATTGAGGGTCGTGAAACAGGAAGATCATTCGCCATTGCCCAAACATCCGCTGCAAATGGTGCTCAACCGTCCGAATCGCTTCACGTCGCAGTATCGGCTGAAAGAACAGCTTATATGCCATTTGTTCTTTGCAGGCACGGCGTTCATTGAAAAAGTCCGTAACACGACCGGCTCCCGGATTCGCGAGCTTTGGCCGCTTGAACCGGACAGGGTCAAAATCGAGATAGCACCGAACGGGCTGCCACAGGCATACATCTATATGGTTGCGGGCAAGGAATATCGGATGCCGCCCTCAGACATCATCCACATCCGGACATTCAACCCGGACGATCAATGGTTCGGTATTCCCATCCTGAAGGCGGCGCTGAAGAGGATAGAGACGGATACCGAACAGACGGACTTCGTGAAAACGCTCTTTCAGAACTCGGCGGTACCGGGGATAATGGTGAAGGTCGATCAACCCGTCACTGACCAGAAAGCGCGAGATCGTTTCAGGGCGGAATGGCAAAATGCTTTCGGCGGATCGAAACGCGGGTCGGTATTTCTTTGCTCCGGCACGGAGGGGATCGAGAAGGTCGGGCTGAATATGGACGAACTGGCATTCCCGGAGTTGACGACACTACAGGCTGTTCGTATCTGCACAGTGCTTGGCGTCTCGCCATACGTCCTGGGCGTCGTATCCGATCCGACATACGCCAACTATGAGGTGGCGCGCCGGGCGTTCTGGGAGGACACTATAGAGCCGCTCCAAAACCTCCTTGATGACGAGCTTGAGGCGCAACTGGCCTTAGAGTTTGGAAACGACATCGGGATTGTATTTGACAACGGCCGGGTGTCGGCGTTCAGGGACGCGCGGCGTCAGGTGTTTCTCGATTCCCAGCAAGCGGTAACGTCGGGCTGGATGAGCGTAAATGAGGCGCGGCTGCGGTCGGGAATACCGGAGGTACCCGGGGGCGATGTGTTTCTTCGCGGCCTGGCAACCAGACCTGTTCCGACCGGGGAGGTTAGCAAGGGCATTAAGTCCGATGTTCCACGTGGAATAAAGGCCGACCGGCGCATTGCACTTATCGCGCACGCCATCGGGCGTCGTAATCGGGGTGAGCTCTGGCTGGACAAACTGAAGGACGCCGCCGCATTGGAGTTTAGACGGCAGGCGAAGGACGTGCAGGAGATAATCCGGGAGGCAGTCGTGCCCAAGGCGGGTATTGACATCCAGCGCGTTCTCAGCGCGTTGCAAGGACTGGAGCCGTCTTGGACGAAGCGCACTATTGATGAGCTTATGCCGTTACTTATGACGATCATCACTGAAGCGGGGGCGGGGGCAGCCGAGGAGATCGGCATCAGCTTCAGCCTGAGCAACGAGGCGACAGAGGCGTTCGTTCGCGACTATGCATATAAATTTGCCTACGGCATCAGCAAGACATCGGTCGAGGACGTCCGGGCGATAGTGATGCGCTCCCAGACTGAGGGGCTGTCGCTTCGGGAGATGAGCAACGCGCTGTTGGAGAAGTTCGACGGCTGGCAACGCTTAAGGGCGGATATGGTCGCGCGAACGGAGACCATCCGGGCGGCGAACCAAGGGGCTGAGGAGGGATGGCGTCAGGGGGGTATTCCTGAGAAGGAGTGGCTATGTGCGGGCGATGCCTGCGATTTCTGCCTGGAGATGAATGGCAAGGTTATCTCGATAGGAGCGAATTTCCACGAGCAGGGCGGATCAATGACAGTGGGAGAGCGCACGCTGAACTTCAATTATGAGGCCGTCGCAGGCCCTCCTGCCCACGTAAATTGCCGCTGTACTCTTTTACCAGTAGTGGAGGAATGAAATGGAACAACTGATAGTCCCTTGCGAGTTTAAGGCTGTCGATGGCGATATAAATGTCGTTGAAGGATATGCCTCGGTATACGACACGGTCGACCTTCAGGGCGACATCGTGCGGTATGGAGCTTTTGGCAAGACATCCAAAGAGCGCATCCCGAAGGGGCTCGTGAAATTCTTATACGGGCACGACCGTGCCGCAACATCGCTCCTTGGCACCGTGACCGCTGCGAAGGAATTGAAAGACCAGAATGTATTCTGGTTTAAAGCAGGGCTTTCTTCCGCCCCTTCTGTCCAGGATACGAAAATCAAGATGATGGAAGGCCACCTTGATCGAGTCTCGTATGCCTATGACATTATCCGCAGTAAGCCGGGAAAGGCGGAAGGCGGAAATGAAATCCGAGAGCTTCTGGAGGTCAAATTGTGGGAGATCAGCGTCGTGCCTTTCGCCGCGAATGAGGAGGCGCACCTGACAATGGTTAAGGACCAGAAGCCCGATTGGGATGAGACCGAGAACGAGATCCGCTTCCGCATGCGCAATCCCGACCTGTTCAGGGATGACAGCTTCAGGACTAAGCCCTTGAGCGGAGCCAAGGGCATATATCTCGTCTTGGGCAAGCTCTTAAAGCCGCCGGAGGGCCAGGAGGGCAGCATGGTTGTCCAGTCCATCCGTTTCAAGAAGGATGATGATTGGACATTGGCGAAAGCCAAGGCTTGGCTCAAAGAGCATCCTGACATAGCAAAGTCTTTCGATTACATATATGTAGAAACCCAGTTCGCCGGGCCGGCCGCGCCGGATGACGAAAGTCCACCCACCGGAACCACGGACATTTTCAAAGGCGCCGCGGGAATTGAACTCCTGCGGCTGAAAACACAATTAATTTTGAAGGGAGTCACAAGATGACTTTCAAAGACAATCTGACGGTGGAGGCGCAGGCAATTTTTGGGCAGATGGAGGCCCGATACAATGAGGGGAATGTTATCGCGCAGAAGGCCGTCGACGAGAAGCGCCAGCTCACCGCCGAGGAAGAGGCGAAGGTAAAGCAACTATGGAGCGAGGCGGCTGACCTGAAAAAGAAGGGCGATGAGAAGACCGCCCTCGCCGACATCGGTTCTGGCCTTGACAAAGCCCTCAACGCCCCCGTCTACAAGCATCCGATGGGCGATCCCGACACCAAGGACGCCGAAAATGCCAGCATCGCTTCCCCTGAAGTGGCCGCCGAAAGGAAGGCTTTCGACAGTTGGCTTCGGAGGGGTAAGGACATCCTGCCGGAAGAGGCGAAGGCGCTTTCCAGGCTGACCGATCCCGCCGGTGGGTATCTGTGCATGCCCCAGATGCAAAGCACGATTCTCACAAAGCGAGATCAGGTGACTCAGATCAGGCAGTTGTGCGAGGTCATCACCACCTCCAAGGACAAGGTGATTTGGCCCGCGTGGGACGATGACTGGGACATGAACATGATGGGCGAGACCGTGGCGTTCACCGATGAGACGGATGATACTGTCCTCGGCGAGCTGACACTGACGCCGCACAAGGCGGGGCGCGTTCTGAAGGTCTCGCAGGAGCTTCTCGAAGACCAGGACTTCAACCTCGAACAGAAGATCGCCGAGCGGTTCGGCTACAAACTCGGCGTTCTGCAGGAGGGGATGTGGATCAAAGGTAGTGGTATCAAGCAGCCCGAGGGGTTCCTATATGCGGGGATCACAAACCATGACATCGGGACTGCCACCTCCGGCGTAATTGTGCCAGCGGACATTCAAGACTTCCCGCTGTTGCTCAGCCCGCAGTATAGAACGGCAAACTGCCGGTGGATCATTCCGACCGCGACGCTCCAGCAGATCATTCTGCTCCGCTCGGATACAGGCGGCGCGGGCACCGGGGTATTTATGTGGCAGCCGAACTTCCAGTCTGGCAAGCCTCCGATGATCGGGGGATACGGCTACATCGAGGTTCCGGCAACTTCCTGGCCGACAATCGCATCGGACGGACATCCATTGCTGGCGTTCGGTGACCTTTCCGCATACATCATCTGCGACAGGGTCGGCTTCACGATCCAGCGGTTGATCGAGACGTATGCGCTCAACGATCAGGTCGGCTTCAAATGCCGTGCCAGATTCGACGGCAGGCTGTCGGACGTAAACGCCTTCGCCCGCCTGAACCGCACATAAGCGGACGGCTTTTAACTGATAAGGAGAAAACATAATGAGTCACTCAGATTTGACTAACAATATCGGCATCCAGCAAACGCTCGATCCTGATGCCTATGACGTGAGCGCCGATGTGGCTTGCACCGGCGTAGATGGCAAGAACTGCGAGAGCGTCCTTCACATCGTTGCCGTCGGAGACACTGCCGAGCATTCTACATCGCACCACACCCGGCTTGTCATCCAGGAATCGGCAGTATTGGGGTCGGCTTACACCGATGTCATCATTGCGGCGATGGTTGAGTTCACCATCGACGGGGTGGTCACCGCGATGGAGGATATAACCACCGGTCTGCTGAAGGCACTCGATGCGGCTGGAGATGACAATCACGTCTATGCCGCCGAATACAAGGGGCAGAGTCAGTATTCCCGAATCCTTCTTGAGGTAACCGGGACGAGGACGGTCGGTGACATAGGCGCCGAGGCGATCAAGTGGGCGCGTTCGCGCAATGCCGCTGCTGGCGTGCTGGGTGTTAACCAGCCTTAAAGTCAACCAGGGATGGGGGGGGTCATCACGAATCCCCCCTCCCCTGAAATCGAGGTCGACGTGATAAGGACAATCAAGCTTCGCCGAAATATCGTATTTGGTGGCAAGCTGGTCATTCAGCGCGGTGAGGAGCTTACGGACATTGAATTAGGGGTTCGTGTCAGGAAGCACCTTGTCGAGAACAGGACGGCAGTTCAGGTAGTGAAGGAAAATCCCCAGGAGGGCAAGGCGCTCGAAGCGGCCCCGGAAAACAAGGCGATGGGAGCCTCGTTCAAGAACAAAGGCGGCCGTAAGCCGAAAGCTGACGGCAAATAATGGCCGACTTGGTCACCTCCGCCGAGACAAAATCGTATCTGGGCATCGATCATTCCGATGACGATACCGTTATCGGAGAGATTATCAGATATGTAACCGCAGCGGTCGAGCGATATACCGGGCGAACGTTCACACAGGACGGCGAGGAAGGTCGGACGGAATACCTTGACGGCGAGGTAAATGAACTTGTCGTCAGGATGCCGCCGATTGACTCAATAGTCGGCATATATGACACTGAGGCTGATGATACCGAGGTCGATGCCGAGGATTATGACTTCGATCCGGAGGCTGGGCTTGTCTGGTTGACAGGCGGCATATCGGTCGGGTATTGGGGGGCTGGCCGGAGACGGTGGAAGGTCGTCTATGTCGGCGGGCACGACGGTGCGCCGAATGACGTGAAAGCGGCGGCACTGACCTGGATTGCGGACATCTATACCCACCGCGACGATCTACCTGGCGAACGGCTCGGGGATCTCCAGACAACGCGCTCCCCGGGTGATATGCCGGAGCGCGTCAAGGGTCTGCTCTCGAAATATACGGACTTGGCATTCTAAAGGAGTTCATTATGGAATCAGAGATTGTCTTCCTTGCCATTGGCAGCCCGGACAATATCTATCCACGCCAAACTGATCTTGCGAGATACGGTTCGAGGCTTCTGGTGATGAAAGCCATATTGGAAGTCATCGATGAAAGCGAACCGCAATTTAAGGAAGTGTTTCAATTCCAAAAAAGCGGGAATCCGATTAAGCTCTTTATTGTCACAAGAAAGGAAGGCAAGCCGGATTTCACCGAAGTTGTAAATCAGGCAATCATTCTGGCTGTCAATCGATATTATCCAATGCCAGATCACCTCAATATTATCGAGGTCATATTTCAGCAGGTAGCGGGATGAACATTCAACCTAAGCCATCCAAACCATTACTAAAATGGTCTTTACTGTTTCGACGAGAACGGCAGATATTCGATATGTATCAAATCTTTGACAGCATTAAACATTATCTACCGAAGGAAATCATCGATCACATTCTGTCAGAATTTAGAAAACTTGGTATCCCTGACGTGATTAGTGATGTATCTGAGGGAAGGGCTAAATGATCCTCGGTGGTCGAAAGCTTACTATTCAGCGCAAGGGGCGGGTCCAGGATGGCCAGGGGGGCTGGCGGGAGGATTGGACAGGCATAGGCAGCGAGCGGGGCAAGCTGCGGCCGGCTTCGGCCCGCGAGCGCGAGATCGCCGGGCAGCAGCAGGCGGTGGTTAGCCACGTCAGTTATCTCCGGAAAGGCGCCAATGTTAAGCTCGGCGACCGGCTGTTGCTGGATGATGTTGGTTATGAGGTTATCGCCGTCCGGGAGCCCGGGCTGGCGGGGAAGCATCTTGAGATTGACCTGAACGAGGTGCAACGTGGCTGAAGTCAGGCTTACAGGCAAAGAGCAGGTAATGAAGCGCGCGCTTGACGTGCTGGAGGCGAGGATGGTCAAAGCCTGCGCCTTCGCTGTTGGCTATTGCAAGCGATCAGTTTCGCGCGGGAATGTAACCGGCGAGAATCCGTCGGCTCCCGGTGAGCCCCCGAAGTTACGAAAGGGGATACTCGCCTCGAATATCGGTTATGAGACAATTCGTTCATCGAACAGGGTTAGCGGTTATATCGGAGTGACTAAGGCAAGTAAAGCTAATGAATATGCTCTTTATCTGGAACTGGGGCGTGGGCCGATATTTCCAAAGACTAAGAAGTTGCTAAAATTCAAAATTGGCAACCGGTGGATTTCAAAGCATTCGGTAGGGCCGATGGAGGAGCGCCCGTTCCTTCGCCCGACAATAATCAACAATCGCAGGAAGATAATCAAGATTCTCGCACCTGAAAAATGAGCGCCTTCACCAAAGCAGTTTTTGACCGGCTTGCTGGGGACACGACCTTGACAGACTTGCTGACAACGTATTTCGGGCAGCCCGCGATATTCACAGTCATTCCGATACCTGAGAATGCTGAACTGCCTTATATCGTCACAGAGGGTAATATCAGCGAGATTCCGTTCGACACGAAGGTCTCAGCAGGCCGGGAGGTCTTCAGGGATGTGCGCTGCTATACTGAGGCGACTGGCAGTTCGGTTGAAGTGGAATTGATAGCCGAGCGGGTCCGCACGCTCTTTCATCAACACGCCCTCGCCATTGAGGGCTTCGAGAACGCCTTCCTTTGCCACGCGAACAGCATTATGGTCGCGCCCGGCGAGGACGGCGCATACGGTCGGATAGTAACAATACGTTTCATAACAATGGAGGAAAGTTGAAATGGCAATCACACCTTTGACCATCAATCGTCTGGACGAAGACGGGCTCAAAATCATAGCGACCGTGAACATTCTGGAGAATGTGGAGGGGCTTGGCACGGCTCCAGACGGCAACAGCTTCGTCAACACGAAGAAGACCTATCTGGTGCTTTATGCCACCGGGCATACCGCCACGGTCGTCCTCACGGTTGTGCCACCGGTAGCGACGCTCCAGACAGGACAATACGGAGAGCTGGATGTGGACGACATCGTCATCACACTGGCTATATCGTATGTTGGGGAGGCCGCCGTCCCGCAGATGACGGTCGTGCAGATTCCAGTTGCCTACAATACGGCGGGCAAGGCGCTGATCAAGGCGACCAGCTCAGGCGCCTTCGAGGCCGGCGAGGTGAAGATTGGCGCCATTGAGCTTGCCTGACAGGAGGCGCTATGTCAATCAATGATCTGACAATCCACCAGCTCGGAGAGGACGGGCTGAAAACCCTTGCCGCGGCGGGCTCTATTCTGACCAACGTGCAAGGCAATGGCATAGCTCCGGACGGCGACCGGTTTGTTAATACTCCGGATACCTGGCTGGTGCTTTACCAATCGGGACACAGTTACAATGTTATTTTCACTATCACGCCACCGGCGGCAGACATCCAGACGCACGATTATGGCAAACTGGATCTTGACAACATAGTCTGCACCCATACCCCCACATCACCCGTTCTGAAAATCACCATGCTCAAGATACCTGTCGGCTATAATGTGGACGGCAAGGTAATCATCAAGACGACCAGTTCGGAGGCGTTCGTGGCGGGCGAGGCAAGGATCGCCGCTGTCGAAATACTTTAATCTGAAAGGAATACACAATGGCTAACGAAAGAACAGGGCACGGGGTTGTTCTGAAAGTCAATACCGGCACGGTCGGATCGCCGACCTGGACGGCGGTCGCGTCGCAGCGAGGGGTGTCGATAACGCCCAGCGCTGATATGATCGACGTCTCCAGCAAGGAGGCCGTCGGTCGGGCCTATCTGCCGGGACATCGATCCTGGACGATCCGTTGCGACAGTCTGTATATCAAGAGCGGTGTCGATTATGCAAAGTTGCTGGCTGCCTACGAGGCCGACGATGACGACTCCCGCAAGATTCAGGTTATGTGGACTGAAGATAGCACGAACTATCGCTGGATATATGCCTTCATCACCTCGATGCCTCACGAGTTCCCCGATGCCGATGCAGCGACCCTTAGCGTCGAATTGCAGGCGACGGGCGACTGGACGGCAGCATAATATGGCTAATCCCCAACGAGGCGAGGTTGAGTTCGTCATAGAAGGGCAGCCTTATATCCTACGCTATCCGCTTGGCGTGTGCGTCGAGATTATGGCGGAGTTCGAGCTGCCCGACATCGGTGACATTCCGAAGACAAACCTCTATGATTTGAACACCCTGGCTAAGTTCATCTCATTCGGCATCAGGGGCGGCGGCGGGGATTTGACGGTAGAGCAGGTTCTATCATTGACCGTTCATATCCAAGAAGCCTACGAGGCAGTTTCAAAGGCTATTGTGTTGGGTCTCGTCGGTGATCGCCCTTTGCCGGAGGAGCCGGTTCCGGCGGAAGCTGGGACTGGCGAATCGCCCAAAGTCGGGCGGCGGAAGCGGGCCTGAGCCTTGACGAGTTCTGGGCTATGACGGTCGTCGAGTTCAACATCGCGGTCGAGGGGGCTGGGCATCGGCAGTTGACGGCAGCTTGGCTCGGCGAGGCGATGGCGCGTCAGAAGATGTTGAAGCCGCTGAAACATTATCTCGGCGCATCGACACAAGCGAAACGATTAACGGATAAGGAAATCGAAATTAAAGAGCGTGAACACAACGAACTACTGACAGGTCTGAAGGCTGCTGAGGAGCGCAAGCGTGGCTGATCTCGGAAAGCTCGGCGAGGCACGGGTTGAAATTCGGGCGACAACCGACAAGCTGAGGCGCGATCTCGACCAAGCCAGAACAAAGACGCGAGTAGCTACCAGCGGAATGGAGAAGAACTGGGAGGGTGTCCGCGTCGGCTTGGCACGTGCGCGTAACGCACTCCTGCTTTTCAACTTCGCACTTACCACCGTCGGTATTTACGTGCTCGTTCGACAGTTTAAGAAGCTGTGGGACGCTGCAGGTCAGCAGGAGATGGCTCTTGCTCAGCTCGAGGCGCGTATTAAATCGACCGGGGGAGCCGCCGGAAAGTCGGTCGCCGAACTTCAGGCTATGGCTGCCGGGCTTCAGCAGGTAACGACCTATGGCGACGAGACCATTCTGGCTATGCAGGGTGTTCTGCTGACGTTCACGAATATCAAGGGAGACACGGTTAGACAGGCGACTGAGGCGATCCTTGATCTTTCGGCTGCTATGTATGGTGGCACGGCGGGCGGACTTCAGCAGGCGGCTATACAGGTCGGTAAAGCCCTTCACGATCCGATTGAGGGCGTTACCGCACTCCGGCGCGTCGGTATTCTGATAACCGAGCAGCAGCGCGAACAGATTAAGGCGATGGTGAAGGTGGGGGATGTTGCCGGAGCGCAGGCGATCATCCTCAAGGAGCTCCAGACCGAGTTCGGGGGGACGGCGCGCAAGTTGCGGGAGACGCCCTGGGGGGAGGCAACAGCGCTGGGGAACACTTTCGGAGATACACTTGAGATTCTCGGAAGTAATATCGCCAATATTTTAAGGCCTGCAATCGTTAAACTGAATAAATCATTGGCTGATTTCAATGCTGGTTTTGATACTGAAAAGTTGAAGGAATTAAGCGAGATAATTGCAAAAATAGGTAAGACGGCAGACGAAGCAGTTCTCGACCTTGATGAATGGGTAGGCTCCACGAGATATGTAAGTGATCAAGCTATTGATACGACAGTAACTCTTGAAACATTAAGAAATAGCTTAATCCCGTTCGGAAATAGTTTTGAGAAAGCGGCGGCGGATGTATCTGGATTTAAGGATGCCCTGAGCAATGCCGAGTCAAAGATGTCTGAAACTGCTAAAGTCATTGGAAAACTATCTATGGTTGTCCCTGATACAGGAGCGATAAGAGAAGAATTGAATGCACTATACCAAGCGCTTGATGATCTTGAACAGAAGGGCAAGGATTGGGAAATATCTTGGGGACAATCGGTAGCTGACAGTGCTGCTGTCTGGCAGGTTTATCGGGAGGAGCGCGAAAGGATCGAAGATGAACTTGCCGAGATAAGTGAGCAGGCAACAGAACGGGCGACGGAGAACATAAAGGAATCCTTTGACGATATGACAGAATTTGCGAAGCAGGCTGCCCGAAACATCCAGAACGCCTTTGCGGACTTCCTGTTCGACCCGTTTGAGAAGGGGCTCAAGGGGATGCTGGAGGGCTTCCTGACGGCTATGAGAAGGATGATGGCCAATATAATGGCGAAGCAGGTTCTTACCGCTATCGGTCTCGGCCCACTATTGGAGGCGCACGGGGACGTCTTCTCCGGCGGGCGGGTAATGCCTATGGCGCGGGGAGCGGTCGTCAATATGCCGACGCTGTTCCCTATGCAGCGGGGGATGGGTTTGATGGGTGAGGCCGGCCCCGAAGCTGTCCTGCCGCTGAAGCGCACCTCCGGCGGCGATCTCGGCGTCAAGGCGCAGCCAGCGAACATCAGAATCATCAACGCTTTTGCGGACGATCACCTTGCGGACTTTATGAACAGCGCCTCCGGTGAGAGGGTTATCTTGAATGTCATACAGCGCAACGCCGGGGCCGTCCAACGATTGGTGGGGAGTTGATATGTCGTATCCGGTGTTCCCCGTCGTGCCCGATCCTGATGGTATCCTTGAGGTGCTTGAATGGTTGACGGATGTTCACGAGGGATGGTCGGGTGAGGAGCAGCGCGTCAAGCTCCGCGACCAGGCTCGCCGGTATGCCGAGTTCGCTTTCAGCTTGCATCGTTACGATAAGCCGCTTCTGGATGCGGCGCTCTTCGGGAATGTGGGGCACGAGGACGGGGGCAGCCCCGACTGGCTGAAGTGGACGGTGCCGGTCTGGTGGGACATGGGGTTCCTGTCTGCCGATCTTCCGGCGGAATCGACGGAGATACCGATTTCGACGCCATACAGGGACTTTCACGGGGGGGGGCTTGCAGTGGTCATCCGACGGCGGGCGGGGCGTGAGTTCAGCCGTTATCGGGCATTACGTAACGAAGACTGGGAGATCATAACTATATATACCGTGAACGAGGGCAGCATCGTAATTGTGGGGGATACCGAGAGCGCCTGGGAGGAGGGCGACCTGATACTGCCGGCCCGGGTCGGCTGGCTCGACCGACCGCTGGAGGTTGACGACCTGACCGATACCGCCGACGGTTATCGTGGCGCCGCTGCCTTCGAGATGGCGCTGGAGGTCTGAATGCAGTATGAGAGTATAGACGTCTTCACAACCCGCACTATTCGCGCCGTCAAGCACGGGAGCGACCCGGCGCTGTTGCTGCTTCGCAACCCGACCGGTGTGGATGTCCGGGACCGCCGCCAGCACCGCCCGGCAATGGACATGACCTTCGAGGTAATGCTCCAGGGACGGGAGGCTGTGGACAGTTTTAGGACGTTCCTTGAGGCCCGCCAGGGGCGGCTCGTCCCCTTCTGGCTGCCGAGCTGGGATTATGATCTCAGGTTGGTGGAGGATGTAGAGGGGCCGACGAACCTGCTCGGGATCCGGCGGACGGAGTTCGTGGATAACTATCTGATCTCCAATGTTCACCGGGTTCGGCGGTATCTATACTTCTATCGCAGCGGTTATGAAACGGCTCGCTATATCACAACTGCAGAGGTGATCGATGCTGATACTGAGCAGATAACGGTCGACGAGAACCTGCCAGACGATCCCCTCGGCCCGGACAGTTATGAGACGATCTGCTTCCTGAACTATTGCCGCCTCGGCAGCGACAGGATTGAGATAAAGTGGATCAACGGCGATAATGCAATAGCAATGATGCCGGTTCACATAATCGAATACGAGCTGGAGACACCGTGAGCTACGACGAGAAGGAAATCGGCGCCTACACCGGCAACCCGGTCGAGCTTTACAAGTTCGAGAACAGCAATGATCCACCGGATGAGTGGTGGTATGCCAGTGGCGACGACACGGTTCTCCTGTATTCCGATACATACGTTCCGATGATGATCTCAAGATCGCAGCTCCGGCTGGCTACGGACATCCGCGGGGACAGCCTGACGGTCAGGGTCGCGCGCGACAACCCGGTCGCGCTTCTATGGCTTAACTATCCACCTCAAGATTCCATCTGGTTGACGATATATCGGAAGCACCGGGACGACGCCGAGACGCTGGTGGTGTGGAAAGGTCGCGTGCGGGGAGTGTCCTGGTCGGGCGCGGAGGCCGTCCTGGAGTGCGAGCCGCTCGTCGGTCTGCTGAAACGCCCCTGTCTGCGGGCGACGTTTCAGTTAGTCTGCAATCATCAGCTCTATGACGATAGGTGCGGATATGGATGGGAAGGGGGAATGATAAATGGACAAGACTCGAATGGTGTCTATTTCAAAAATCCCGTTGATCATCCTGGTCCTGCCACTATAACTGACATAGTTGGTAACAAGTATTATAGCGCTGCATTCAGTGCCTATGCCATAGAATTTGACCCTCCGGCAGATTATCTGTATTTCTTCACGGCGGGATATGCGGTCGATCTGGTCACCGGCGAGCGCCGTTTCATAAAATTCCACGATGGCGGTGTGGGAGACGGATACATTGAGCTTTATCAGCCATTCTCAGGGGTCGAGATTGATGATGAGATAGATGTTTATGCCGGTTGCAACCACATAGCGAATTCGGCAACTGCAGGAATTGAGGAGAACACCTGCAAATTCAAGTTCAATAACGTCGTCAACTTCGGCGGCTTCCCGGCGATGCCGGTCGTCAACCCGTTCACGCGGGGGATATGATGCCGATACCGTTCTTTTTTCAGGCACTTATTTATGTCGCGACGACTGCGGCGAACTATTACATAAACAAGGGTGCGGCGAAGACGAAATCCCCGACGCCCGACCAGTTCCAGATACCGAAGATCGAGGAGGGCAGGGTCATCCCTGTCATATTCGGCACGAGCCTCATCGACGAGCCCCAGGTGATATGGTTTGGAAATACGGACTTGAATGACGATTGTTATTACGCCGAAGTCTGGTTTGCACTTTGTCACGGGCCGCTCGGAGGCGATGCCGCGGAGCGCCTTTGGCAGGTGATGGTTGAGGGTAAGAAATACTCCTGGCAAAGGAACTCGAATGACGCCTATGTGAACCTGGAAGGCGCGAAGGACGAGCTTGTCTATTATGGACAGATGACAGGGGATTACAATCAGGGGGGCGCGATCTATAGCGGTCAGCTCGACCAGACAATCGATCCGCCCCCAGACTATGACGGCTCCTGGCCGTCATACCGGGGGGTTGTGATGTTCCAAGGGGGAAGGGGAACGGGCGAACATAACGGGCGGTTCTGGCAGCAATACAGCAACATATTGCCGCCGATGACATTCCTGCTGACACGGCTGCCGCACAACCTGACATATAGCGGGGCGGATAATCAATACAAGGTCGAGGCTGTTGCGCCGGGTGACGGGCATTTCGACTCCAATCCCGCCGAGATAATCTACGAGATATTGACGAACGCCGTATGGGGCCTGGGGTTCCCGGCAACTTTCATAGACACTGAATCATTTAGAGATGCAGGTGAATACCTATATGGCGAGGGCTTCGGCCTGTCCTTGACATACAATCAGCAGGAGTCTGCTGAGGATATGATAATGGACATCCTCGGACATATCGAAGCGGCGCTCTACACAGACCCGGAGACGGGCAAGATCACAATCAAACTGATACGTTATGACTATAACCCTATTCTGTTGACAGAACTTAACGATGACAATATCATCGAGGTTCAGGAGTTCTCGCGGCCTTCGCATTTCGATCTTATCAATGAGGTCAAGGTTGAATACAGCGCAAGGGATAAAGTCGTCATAAATCCGGCTACAGGTTACAGCAGATTTGATTTCCTGCCGAAGATCGCCCAGGCCCAGGAAGCGGCACTCTATTCTCTGCAGGGTGGATTCATCAGCACTAAGAGGACATATAAGGGCATAACGCAGCCGGAGCTGGCGGCAAGGATAGCGGAGCGCGACCTGAAGGAGCTCTCGCTGCCGCTTGCGAAGGTGCAGTTACTCGCGAACCGTGAGGCGTATGATCTCAAGCCCGGTGACTGCTTCAAGTTGACCTGGTCACCGCTTGGAATATCGGGACTCATACTACGAGTTGTCAACGTCGATTATGGCCTGCTCGAGGCAGGACAGATTAAACTGGAGGCAATAGAAGATATGTTTTCGCTTGGAACAGCAGCCTATTCCCCGCCGCCGCCGACGGAGTGGCAGTGGCCTGAGGTCATTACCAAAGGTTGGGGTTACGCCTGGGGTTACGCCTGGGGAGGGGTAGCCTGATGGCGGCGGTGACAGGAGGTAATCTCGGCATCCACCGGGGCTGGACGAAGGGGGAGGACGACTGGCACAACCTGCCCTTGACCGAGGACGAGTTCTCCGGCGGGATGGAGGGCAACCTTCATAAGCTGGATACGGTCGTCCATCTCAGCGTCAAGGACTTCACGAACACCCCCGGCACGGCAACTGTTGGCTTCAGGTATCTGACGGCGGATGCCCCAACGGGTGCCTGGGCCGACCATCCTTATGAGATAGCGGTCTGCACTGTCGCTGAACCGGCGGCTTGGATGTTCTATCACGTGAAGGCTGGCTGGCTAATTAACGTCGAGGATGAAGGCAAGATCATCATCGCTGGGGTCGGGACTATCAATGTCAATCGCTATGCCCGGCATACGAACGCTCCGAAGACGGTCCCGGTGGTGATAGACCCCGACACGCCCACGAAGCAGCTCCTGATCGACGTGAGCGGAGTCACGGGTGCGAAGACCCTGACGATGCCGAACAAGGACTTGACGCCCCTGCATTCCGGCGGCGACTCGATGTCCGGCGATTTGGATATGGACAGTAACGTCCTTCTCGACTCGAGAAATCAAAGCCAAAGTAAAGTGCACGTCGCGGGAGCATCCTCGGCGCTGGGGGTGATTAACCTGGCGAATGGGAATGTCTATCATGTCACGCTCGACGGGACTTGGACACCGACGTTCTCTAATTGGCCTTATCACATGGTGGGTGAAACGCCTACTTACGATTATGGCGAGGTGCTGGTCATCGTGGTGCAGGCTATAGGAGGTAGTGAGACGATAAACTGGGGCGGCGTTGTTTGGCCGGGAGCCAGCGCGCCGACGATGACACCGACGGCTAATAAGGTTGACATTTACAAGTTCAGGTGCTTAGACAGTTCGACCATCTACGGAGAAGTAGTTGGTCAAAATTATTAGGAGTTGACAAATGAAGCATACATTTAACATTATCACGGCGCTTTTCCTTCTCGCCTCAACTTGCCTGGCGGTGAGTCCAGAGACAAACGAGAACTGGAAGCGATATCGCTCCGCCGAAATGCAGGGCGGGCAGGCGTCGATATTCTATTATGCAGGCGAGGACACCATCGGCCCGCTCGAGGCGGGGACAGGTGGGGAGATGTCGACCGGCATCCTGCAGATGCAATGGACGCCGGATGACGCGGGGACATACCCGAATATGACCCTCTCCGACACGCTCGTCAATCACGATCCTCAGTTTTTCGATCTGTGGGTTCAGCTTGACAGTTCCAGCCTCGGTGGATACGGGGACTATGACAGCCTCGGCTTCGCCAGCATTACGGCGCGGTTCTACTATGACGTAACCGATACCGTCTTCGGCTGGCTTGCAGACAGCACGAACCTCGTCGCGTATGACAGCGCTTATACTCATACGATGTATGGACAATGGGTATATGAGGATCGCAAGGATGTCATAGCCAACTGTCGCGACAAGTGGCTTATCCACCACGTGCGGGTTCCGATGTGCGCGGGCGTGGAGTTCATCATCAAGGCGCACGGCGATGCTGTGTTGGAATGCACGAGGGTCAAGTGGATATTCGTCTGCAAACATTAAGTGAGTGAAATGAGATGAAACGATTATCTACATTGTTCCTTACCTGCCTGCTGGCATTCTCGCTTCTGGGGGTAAGTCCCTGGGGTAGCGGCGGAGAATGGGGGAGCGGTAAGTGGGGGCGGTCGGATTATTTTCCGGGATTCAACCCGGGCGATATTGTGGGTCTCACTCTCTGGCTCGATTCCGGTTATGGTGTTACCTACGACGAGTCAAACCGTGTGACCGCTTGGGCGGACAGGTCGGGAACGGTCGGAAATACAACAGCGGCTGGCGCGGGCTGTCCCTTGTATTCGACTACTGACGTCGTGAACGGCAGACCCGCCTTGTATTTCGTAACGAATGATTATATGACCATCCCGCAATTGTTTACAGACATTACGGAAGTAACTGCTTTTATGGTCATAAAGCTTGACAACACTACCACCGATTGTCGTCCTTTGGGTTATGACGATGACGGTGGATTGCTCAGGCTTAGATTCAACTATAGTGTGGCAGATCGTGTTTACTGGTATACCTATGATGGAGGATATAAAAGTCATTGCTGGCCAAATGCTGGTGTAACAAATTGGCATATTTGGACAATCACCATAAAAGAAGATGACAACTTACGTGGTTACGGAGACGGAGTTGAAGCAGCTCTCTCGCCGACAGCCGTAGGCACGCTGGCAGAAACTGGCATAAGCACAGCAAGACGAATCGGAGCGGATGGTGGTGGTAATTATATGCCGGGATACATTGCCGAGGTCATCATCTACTCAAGACTTTTAAGTGCGGATGAAAGGTCGAAGGTTGACACTTACCTGTCAAATAAATACGGGATAACGATATGAAGTGGATAGTCTGCATTCTGATTGCCCTTATGCTGGCAGGTTCGTCCCCGGTTGGCAGCCTTCAACTTATGTTCATCTACACCGATAACAAGCCACACGATCCTCCTGCCGATGTTGCCCGCATTCCGGTCATTCACATCGAATCCAGTCAGACGGCTTACGCCGGTGCGACGTGGATAAAATTGAATGAACAAACGCCGCTGAAGATCGACGGAAAACTTGACAAGAGTTATGCCTACAGGTGGGCGGACAAGGTTTATCCCGCCAGACATTTCTTCGTGATGTCGAGCTTTGAGCACTGCATCACTTGGGATGTGCGCCCGTCGGATGAGTTCGACGAGTTCCTCGAAGAGAACGGATACCGGCGGGCGGAGATCAAGGATGAGACAATCGAAGTGAACGAGATTATAAGATGAAGTATTTGCTTGCGCCTTTCGTCATAGTCGGAGCCTTCATAGCCTTTGCTTTGTCAGTGGTGTTGATAATTCCGGTCTTCTGCATAGGATCGTTTGTCAGTTGGCTCATTAAGCCTGAATAGAGGCGAAGTGATGATGAACCTACCTCCGGTCGAGGAGCTTGCGCGGCTGTGGTTCGAGGCGCAGCAGGAGACGGCGCCCGGATTCCACGTCTGGGTGAAGGCCTGGGATAAACTGTCCGAAGGCGAGCGGGGATTGGTGGTTGCTGCTGCAATGCGGTTCGTTCATAAACTCACAGCGAAAGGAAATGACGATGAATGAATATGGCGGACAGGGTCGACGGAGGTCGGACTCGCCTACAAACGGCACGACAAGCGAGATATTCAGAAAGCTTGATGAACTCAAAGATGGACAGAGGAAGATTCAGGGCGATGTCAAGGAGATAAAGCAGCACTTGGTCGAACTTAACAGGAGAACCCAAAAGAATGAAGATGACATTAAAGATAAAGATGAACAAATCAATCGTCTGCGCATTGGGCAGGGTAGAATATTAGCCGCGGCTTCGGTGTTAGTTTTTGTCGTCGGGCTTGCAATGGCCCTCATAAGATTGCTTTGAAACTGTTGGGCGGCGCCGCCACTTAATTTTAAGGAGTGAATTATGCCAGAAGAAAATCCTTATTTGCAGAACATCCTTGACAAGTTGGATGAGGTCAAGGCGGATTGGCAAGAGCTCTTCAAGGGCTCGTTCAGCATCGGCGAGGTGCTGGAACTGCTGAAATCGCTCATTGAGGCTGCCGAGGCAGTCATCACAGCGCCGAAGTCCGGCGCCGACAAGCACAAGCTCGTCAAGGACGCATTCAACCATCTTGACCGGCGCTTCAATCTGATTGACAAGATTGACGACGCGATTCCGCTGCCGTTCTTCCTGGAGCCTTTCGATGGACCTGCTATTCGGGCTGCAATCGATTTGCTCATCTCGGCGATGGTGACGGTATTCAATAGCACGATCTGGAAGGATTAAGAAATGCCTGACTGGCTGATAGCGATTCTGGTCGGTGCCGGCGTCCCGTTCTTCGTGGCGGTCTGGGGGATACTACTATCCCGGGAGAACACAGTAAGGATGGGATGGTCGCTTGTCGATCCGTTATGCCGGTTCCTTGGTCAGAAGCTCGGTAAAAAGGGCTCTGAAATTATTCAGGGTCGTCTATCGACAACGCTGGATGACCTGACGTTCGGGATACGGCTCTGCCTTCGCGGAGATCCTAGGCCGACTAAAGAGCAACTCAAGGCTCGAGCTAAGGCAGCTGCTGGCCCTTTATCCCCGAAGTCTGGTTAGGTTGAAAATATTCACTTCGAAGAAAACCCTGTTTTTTGGGGTCGTCTCCACCCAGAAGTCCTTATAGATAACGATTTATTGGCTTCGAAGAGAAATGCTAATGGGAATCGCCTTCAAGACCGACCTCATTCGAGAGGAGTGGGAGTCCGGGAAGCTCGATAAGCGGCTGAAGGGTATTGTGATGATGCTGGCGGAGTATATGGAGAACGTTTACGGTTACGATCCACTCACAATCACTTCGCTCTTCCGCCCTTTCGACGCTAAGAACCCGCGGAGTCCTCACCCGCACTGGCGGGGGGTGGATATTCGAGACCGTGATATGCCTAACGGAGTGGCTGATGGGGGGGTAGGGTGGTGCAACTGGAAGTTCAAGTATGACCCGAAGAGGCCGGCTCTGAGAACCGCCCTACGTCATAATGTAGGGCAAGGTTCTCATATACACTTGCAGGTTATGGCGGAGTCATCACCAGGCTTATCATAACACATAGAAACACATAGAAGCACAAAGAATTTGCATATAACTAATTATTATCGCCTAACATACATCTACATTAAAACACATAGATTCTCGAACAAAGGCCTTGACATCGGACAGAAGGTTTAGTATATTCAATCGGCTGACCTGATCGCCGCGAGAATGCGACGATAAATGAGCTCCTGGTCAGCCACATAGCGCTGGGGGATGAAATTCGGCTCCACGCCGTATAATGCCACCGCACTGCGGGCGGCATTCTATATCCTTCAGTTAGCGAAGTGAGGCGGCTTTCGGGCCGCCTTGCTATTAGTGTCTTCCTAATGGGTTAATCTCTGCTATTTGAAGGAAAAGACGTCCAGTTCCACCAAATCTTTTCTCTCCACCAGGATAGTCACATTTTACTTGGATGCGCACAATGCGTTGCATAATCTCAACAGTTATATCCGTTCCATTTATCTGGATTAATCTGTCGATATTTTCTTCTGGTAAGCCCGGAAGCGGAAATAGTCCGGCTTTTAACATTCCAACTACAAGGCGAACAGCCTTTACACCTTTCACAGTCGTCGTATCAGCAGTAGAAAAGCTCAACGTATCCCAAACAGAAGGTCGAACCTGTAATAAAATACATTGAGCAATACCCATTGGAGGAACGAGGAAACCTTCGGCGGTAGGATAATCTATCCCGTCTTGGTATCCTTTTACCTTTTGGTGTATGTTTGGGTCTATTGCAGCTATTCCAGAAGCCGTCGGATAAACGTAGATACTACGTGCTTGGGGACAAACGTGAACTCGCAAGTCGCTCTGTTCATTGTGAATTCCATAATTAATCACGCTATGCTCCCCACATATCCCAACCATCTGCTTTAGCGCGACCGAAAAGCTCGATGCGCCTGCCGTGAGGATAAAGTCGATCAATGATAGCACGGAACGCTTCCGGCTTTTCACTATGGGTTCGGCTACGTTCTATACTAACAACTGAGTCTGGTAATTCTTTAATGTCTGGCAGACAACTACCTCTCACGCACACTAAAAGAAACTCGTGCCGCACAGAATTATAATGCCCGAAGTTGTGCGCTATCTTATCCCATATCCAAGAAGCACGATATGAAAATCCCCAAGCAGTAATAACCGGCCAACACTCCGCCAGCATCGGGGACGTTACCCAAAGGAATAAAACTGCATTATCTTCAACTATACTCAACACATCGAGGGCACATAGCTCGGAAATAGTCATCGTAGGATAATGCCTTTCGGCAGGCCCGTATCCCTCAAGATTGATCCGTGTATCACCATATTTCCACGGCGGATCAGCATAGATGACACGATATTTATTGCTGGGGAGTTCGGCTACCTTCCGCTTCACTTCCGCCCTCATCATTTCACGCTTGACTTGGCTGATAGTCTTGTTGCCGGAGAGCACCCGTTCAAATTCAGTGTCCGGTAAGGAAGCCAACGTTTGAGAGTCTACGCTTTCTCTCTTGGAAATACCAAGCTCAGGAAGAGTTGGAATCTTGCGGTCACCTGCTGTGACCGCAAGATTGCCGATACCCCATCCGCCGGTCGCTCTTTCAGTTGCCTTCAGCATCTCCCCCATACGCCGCTCGGCTAAAAGAGCATATGACCGGCAATGTTTAATAGCTTCTTCACCCATTCCTTTGCGACGAGCCCAATCTGCCGCAGTAAGAGCTAAGTCTTTCAATTCCTTAGCCTTTTGGACTGTATTCGCTTCAGCCAACATCTGTGAGGCTTTGGACATTAAAGATAAAGATGTTTCACTCATCAGAAATACCTCCTTCCCTTTTTTAGTCCTTCGATTTGAATAATAACAAAAGTGATCCACATACCAGTGAATGCCCCCGGCGGGGTTTTTTTATTCTGTCCAGAATCCCGTCCAGAATCGGTCAAATATGATACTTTAGAACGGGCACTCTTTCGAGTCTCCGGTTTGAAATTGAAAGCAATCTGTTGAAGTTTGATTAAGGTATGATTTTGCTTCTGATTTCCCGAAAATCTTCCGCCGCCGTCCAATCTCATCAATTCGGGTTTTAAGGCAGTTCCACCAAGACTCGCTTCGCTGATGTCTTTGGTCAACGAACTTCTTCATTAATCCCATTGGAAACCTCAGTTTTAAAACCGGCTTGCTATCCTGCAAGCCTTGATTTTGCTTCTTTAATCAAGTAAAGAAGGGTTCAAATTTCTCTTAACCAGTTCTATTAACCAGTTTGGGTGCAATATAGGCACTCTGAAGTGCCATATAGTCACCCCTTCACGCTTTATGAAGTGCCATATAGTCACCTTACCTCTTTCTTTTAACATACGGCGGAAGGTTTAGCTCGTAGGAGCTTGATGTTTTTGAATGACGCTTAACGCTGATTAAACCTGTTTTCCTCAATTCCTTGAGGGCACGAAATACGGAACGTCGAGACATCCGTGTTGAATTACTCAAGGATTGTATTGAGGGATTGAGCTGCCCGGATTGGGCATTACGCTGCCCCACCAGTTGCAAGAGCAAGTGGCGGGCAATATGGGTGATTTTCAGGTCGCCGTAAATAACGGCGTTCCATCTGTCGAAGGGTTTCATAGGTATCCTATCGCACTTTGTTCCTTTGGGGGGGTGAAGTGCGATCGACACCCCCCCGCCGGACAGGATTACCCCTCGCTATCGAGGGTTTGGTAAATATAAGGATATAGTTTAGCCCTGTCAAGCGAATCCCCCATAAAATTACCCTCTATTGAAAAATATATCCATCCCACGCCGGATGCCCCATTTTAAGCCTCCTACTGCATCCCCAGCGTTTACCTGATGAAATACACCACCTGCGCCTGCAAACGGCGTAGCGGGGCTAAGAACGTGGTCTCAGTTCTATTGTATTGAGGCAATCTGGCTCAACTTTCGATACGACCCCAGAAGCTGCTCTTCCCTGAAATTCCACCTCAATCCCCGATATGTTTACCTACATTCAGCATAATCAATAGATTGCAAGTTTATCAGATATTTTCGAGAATCGACTAAAATCCCCAGAAAAGACTTGACTCCCCTAATTCTATTGAGTATCTTGTTTATCGAAAGGCTATTCACCACGCGAAGGTATTTTTATGAGTGAATATGAACCCGGCAGTTGAAATCACCTTCGCACGGAAAGTGAATAGCCCAGCTGTCGGGTTCTTCATTTGGGATAAGATATGCAGAAACAACATCAATAGAAAGGGTTCGTCAATTAAGGGGGTAATCTGATATACCCTTGGCACTGAAAGTTCGGCAGCTAACACCAGTTGTATCTAAGAAAGGCAAATACGATGAATATTGAGGCAATCGGAGCAGCTAAATCAAGGATGCGGGATTTCAAACGGTCTCTTGGTATTCCAAAGCCCATTAAAGCCATCCGGGATAAGTGTCTTGAGTGTGTCTGCGGTAGCGAGCCTGAGATCCGCAGATGCCGAATGGGTGACTGCCCGCTTTGGCCATATCGAATCGGTAGATCGCCGAGACCGGCGGACTTGAAGGTTCCTGTATCAGATACATACGGCAATATAACCGGCGAGACCGATTTCAAAGGTTATATGCTTAAATGAATCTTTGCTGCTTCCAGCGGGGGAGACTCTCCCCTATTTCCCAGTTCTGCTGGGATAACAACCTCCTAAAGCGGGCGAGGCGTGCGGTAGCGCCTTTCCCGTTGGGTGCAGCGAAATACTTGCGGGGTGGAGGAGAGGTTCCTCTATAATTTTAAGGGAGGTTCAATGTCGGCAGAAATAATAACATACATAATCGCCGGTATAATTGTAGCCATTTTAGTATTATATATGGCTTCTGGCGATGATACTATGAATCTCTAAAGACGCGGGTGCAATTCCCGCCCCCGCTACAAAGGTCGGTCAAGGAAAAACGCAAACTTAACGGAGGTTGAAGTGAGCATCTGGGTTTCTTTCCGCGGTTTACTGATTGAGGTTGAGGGGCATTATGTATCCGCCCCGCCAATCTCAGCACGAGGCGAACCCCGTGCGGTCGTCGATCCTGGCTATGAGGACTTCGAGGACATCGAGATACTTGGGATTGACACCGACCATTCGGGCGACGATGAATTTCACGAAGCCTGCCTTGAGGCAGCGAGGGAGGAGGATCGCAATGCCTAAAACACCGTATAAAAACGTTCTTGAGAAGTTCAAGGAGCGGTTCAAGGGGATCGTCGCGGAGTCTGATGGGTTGATCCCCGAACTGGAGATGGCGGCGAGCATCAAGGACTTGATTACACGCGATCAGGTTATCGCCAGGATTGCCGTGCTTGTTGACCGCCGCTCTGAGGCGCGGGAATGCTTGAAGATCATCTCGGCAGTCCTGCCGGGCGAATCAAAGGTAATTAAGGAGTAGAAAGATGGGTGATATAGTTGTCTTTAAGGAACCGACAGAGGAACAGGTTGACCTCATCAAAAGAACGGTAGCAAAAGGAGCTACTAATGATGAACTTGCGCTATTCCTCTATCAAGCCAAGCGCACGGGGCTTGATCCATTACTCCGACAGATTCACGCCGTCAAACGTTGGAGTGAGGGACGAGAAGTGATGGCGATCCAAACGGGGATTGATGGGTATAGACTCATTGCAGATCGCACGGAGCGATATACCCCTGGAAGAGCCACAACATTCGAACACGATGATAACGGCAAACTCGTTTCGGCGACCGCTTTCATAAAGAAACTCGTTGCTGGAGAATGGCACGAGGTCACCGCAACTGCTTACTATGATGAGTATGTTCAGAAGAAAAGGGATGGCAATCCCAATAGGTTTTGGAAGGGTATGCCTCACAATCAACTCGCCAAGTGTGCTGAGGCGTTAGCCCTCAGACGCGCGTTTCCTGCTGAACTTTCAGGGCTTTATACCCACGAGGAGATGCAACAGGCTGATAATATGGAGGTTGTTATTCCCGCCACTGGCGAAGTCGTGAAACGTGACGATGGGACTGAAGTTGAACTTGAACCGCCGCCGCCTAAAGTTACCGTCCTCAAGGTGCTCGACAGGATCAATGCAATCAAGGACATTGAGGCACTACAGGACGCTGAAACGTGGTGGGGTGATAACAAAGGCGATTACCCCGAAGTTCAGCAGAAGATGATCGTCTCATCGTTGGATAAGAAGCACAATGAGCTAACATCAGCAGTCAAGACCTTCAATCCTACCGATGAAGAGGACGATCCTGGGGCAGGTCCTGACGAGGCACTGGCGGGCAAGGCGGAGGAGAAAGCTGAACAACTGGAGAAGTTGCCTGTCCTTCCCACCTATTCTGAGGTGCAGCAGCTCCGCAAACTCGCCCAGGATTTAGGCTTGGATAACGCCGAACTCAACAAACTCGTTGACGAGAATTTCGGTGAGAACCTAAGAGCGCGAAAAACAAGAGTTGTAGTCGGCAATTTGATCAAAGACGAGTGGACGGTGATTATGGCTGTCTTGCAAGAGCAAGCGAAGGTAGAACCGAAACAACCGCCCGCCCCGACTGCTGCCAAACCGCCACTAAAAGACCTGAGCCTCCCGTCGCTGGAGGAACTCAGGGAGAGATTCCCCGACGTCAAGGAAACTCAACTGATTATGTGGGCGGATAAAAGTGTGGATGCCCTTGAGGTTGTGCAAAGTAACTTCCGTAAAGGAATTTGGGAGTCAATTTATTCGACAGAAAGGGCAAAGAAGCAGGTCGAGGACTATCTGAAGTTACTGATCAAGACTAAGACGGCAGCGGAGTAAATGTTCGGGGGGTGGCGTGGTGTGAACTGGACAGCTACACGCATCACGCCGCCCGCCGAGCAGAGGGGAGTGGAATGAACCTGATTAAAAAGTTGATGAAAGTCGTTTGTAAAAATTCAAACATAATTCCCTCTCAAGATGCTATAAGGGTTGTCCGCACCGCCCTGCGTGAGAAGGCGAAAGAGTGGGAACAGAAGGCAGTTAAACTTGACAATGAATACCCACATAAACCGTTTATTAGTCTCGAATACATTCAGGGTTATGCGGCTGCCTGCGATGAACATAGTCGCCAGCTTCGTGAGATGGCGGGCGAAGAGAGATGAAGATAACATTCACCATCCCCGGCCATCCGGTTGCCAAAGCCCGACCTCGTGTGATTGTCAAAGGCGGGCGCACTTGGGGATATACGCCAGAAAGTTCGGAGCAATATATGGCGCTTTTGAGGACTTTGGCTTCAGACGAGATGTGTTGTCATACGTCCGAAAGGCGGATTCCGTTGTTAGAATCGCCATTAAAGTTGACGTGTAAGTTCTATTTCCGTCGACCGAAAGGACACTTTGGGACTGGTAAGAATGGTGGCAAATTAAAGGACAGATATATCAATGCACGTCCAACCGGCAATCCCGAAATCAGCAATCTCGTAAAGGCGATTGAGGATGGCTGCAATGGCATTGTATATCGAGATGACTCTCAGATTGTCGAATATGGAGCGGGCAGCGGCAAGTATTATGTTGACGACAAACATCCGGCTGAAGGGGCTGAAGTTACAGTTGAGTTAGCATAAAATGTCAGTCGAACCCTATGACGGCCCTGGCTCCGTAGCCGAACTCCGCCGCTGGCTCGAAGACGATCTTTTCCGAGACGATCCTTTTGAGCCGCAGCCGGAAGATACAGACCGTGATCTCCGTATCCTGCGTAAAGCAGTTCACCCAAGGCTCATATTAAGATGAACGCGCTTCCTGAACCGTATTATAGCAATAGTTGATATGACACACGGTTCGTTATTTGCAGGTATAGGTGGATTTGATCTCGCTTGCGAACTCAATGAGATTGAAACCGCTTGGCAAGTAGAAATAGATAAAAATTGCCAAACCGTATTACGCAATCACTTTAAGGGAGTGAAACTTTTTGATGACATCCGAACTGTCGGGAGACATAACCTTGCCCCAGTTGATATTATTACAGGAGGATTCCCCTGCCAAGACGTGTCGGTTGCCGGAAAACGGGCGGGTCTTGCTGGAGAGCGGTCTGGATTATGGTTTGAGTTTGCAAGAGTTATTGATGAACTTGAGCCACGGGGGGTTGTTATCGAGAATGTGCCCGGTCTTTTATCCAGCAATGGCGGAAGAGACTTTGCCGTCATCATTCAGTGGCTGGTCAAACGGGGGTATGGCGTGGTCTGGCGGATACTTGATGCTCAACATTTCGGAGTGCCCCAGCGAAGGCGTAGAGTCTTCATTATCGGGAGTCTTGGAAACGGACGTGCCTCGCAAGTATTATTTGAGTCCGAAGGCTTGTGCAGGGATACTGCGCCGAGCCGAAAAGTGGGGGAAGAGATTGCCTACCCGATTAGAGCAAATCCTTCGCACAGTGGCGACAAAGGAGATGGTGGATTGAATACGACACTCGTTGCGAGACCGCTATCAACTTCAAATCAGCGAATTGATGCTGAAACCGAGACTCTAATTATTGATAACATTGCAAAGGCAAGACGCAATTCGGACGGAGCAGTTATCTGGGAGATGCCCCACGCGAGCGGTGTCCGCCGCTTAACCCCAACCGAGTGTGAACGGTTGCAGGGATTCCCTGATGGTTGGGCTGCTGGGCTTGCCGATAGTGCCCGTTATCGAATGCTCGGAAATGCAGTTGCTGTGCCAGTCGTGGAATGGATACTCAAACGCCTATCGCAAGAGGTGCTGTTATGAATCACATCCCTATCGCAATCGACATCCTTGTCATAATCATAATAATACTTTTAGCTATTATCATTGGGCGGGAACTCGTTAATTGGCTTGTTAGATGGATGGAAAGAGGAAAGGGGGGAGAAGAATGACGCGCCGTTGCCTTAACCCCAGATGCAGGAGCTATTACATCAGAACCGTCCTGCGGATGGACGACAACGTGGACGGGAGCAAATTACGACAGTTCCGCTGCCTTGAATGCGGATACAGTTGGTCGGAGCGGGAGCCTAAACCCGCTGAAGTCAAACCTGAAGGAGAGAGTGATGAACGTGTGTGAAGAGTTAAAGTATCAGGCACTTAATTCTGATCCGATTTGGGGGAATGTTTCTGAGGTAGCCATTACGCTCATCACCACCGCCGTGAACGAGCTGGTGGAGAAGTGGGAGACATCAACGCCTTCCATAACACAAACTCATCGCGATTATTATCTCGGACTTAAGGATTGTGCCGAAATGCTCCGCGACAAGTTCGGGGTCAAACCGGATGGGGAAGGGGGGTAGAGAATGGCTTGGGGAATAGTGAAAGCACTTGACATTGGGGTTTGAATTGCTTATATTGGTGGCGGCGGGTCGCTCCCGCTTAATGGTTCGGCTGGGTTGAGGTCTCCTCGATGACTATCAACCCACCGAACACCACCATCAATCGAGGACTCCAAAATGAAAACAGAAAAGCAATGCACCAAGTGCGGTGAAGTAAAGTCGCTGAAGGAATTCTACTTCCAGAAACAGGATAATTGTTATCGTGGTGAATGTAAAGAATGCAGAAGGTCATATTTACATTTATGGGGTCAAATCCATAAGTTGGAAATTCGAGAAAGAAAGCGTAATTACAATCAGATTCACAGACTGGAGATTCAAGAGAGACATAGCCAATACTATCAAACTCATAAAAATAAGTGGAAATTGTATTATCGATTCAATAAAGACAAACATCATAAATCAACTCGTTTATATTACCAAACCCATAAACTTGAAGCGCAAAAATATCAGCGTCAATATCGTCAAACACCAGCGGGTAAATTGATTCGGCGTAATGCCGCCCATCGTCGCCGTGCACTGAAAAAAGATGGTAATATAACACTTGCTCAATGGAATGCCATCAAGTTACAGCAAAAATACAAATGTTATTGGTGTAAGCGTAGGTTTAAAGATAGCGAACTGACTATAGATCACGTAATCCCACTTTCAAAGGGCGGGGTGCACGATATAAGCAATACGGTTGCAGCGTGTAAACCTTGTAATTTAAGTAAACAAGACAAAATCTGGAGTTTAATGTGAACTCTATAGTTTTAACCGCCAACCAGCGGAAGGGGCTGCTGGAGGTCTTAAAACAGTGCGAGGATTACCTGACAATGATGATTGAACTTGAAATTATGACAGACCACAAGAAGGAACAGAAGTTAGTCCGAAAAGTCCGGGCAGAAATGAAGACGCTCAAGTCCGGCGACCACAATGTTTGATCACCGCCTGTTCACCGCCGACGTGCGCTTACTGCCAATTACTGGCTGTTGGGAATGCCGACATTGGAAAGAAAGGTGGGATGATGGGGTCCGCTATACAATTGATTGCCACCATCCCGACGTTGGAGTTCGGGAGATTGATGTAGCGATGTCTAAGTTTCCCAAATGGTGTCCACTTCGCAGTTAGATACCAAACCTTCATCATCTGGGGTCTGGTGCTGGCGGTTGTCATTCTTTGCGTCATCGTGCTAACCTGAAAGGATACGACAATGATATTGATATTTGATAAGTATCGAGGTGCTCTAAATTTATCGGCTGCCAAATTTATGAGGTCGGGAAGGAAATCCTTGCTGGTTACATTTCCTGACGGTAGCCGGTATGCAGTTCATCGCCTTTGCATATTGACACTCGAAGGGTTAATGAGTAGAAAATCAGTAATAGATTATCAGTGGCGACAGCTTAAAAAGAGTAAAATCAAGGAGGACGACAATGAAACTACGTGATCTTGTCACGAAGGAATGGCGGGTTGAAGATGAACCGCTTTCCGAGCGTTGCAAAGACAATTTGTTCCCAAATTATTACTGTGTCATTGAGGTAAATGGAGAACGATTAGAGGCAATCGCTCGTTGCCGCGACCGCGAGACCGCCACCGCCATCGCCGCGCTGCCGAAGTTGTATGACCTTGCACTTGAGGTCATTAAGACAAGCGGTGGTTATAGCAGACATTTGGCGCAACTTGCCCTTGACGCCGCCAACGTCGCGGATGAACAGGAGGTGAAATGAAACCCACACAGACCGAGATGAACTCCGACCTGCTTGAACGGGCAGGTTATGAATGGTTTACAACAGGCAGGGGTAGTCCATCTTTTCTCGAAAAGCCTGAGAATAATGAGGGATATTGGCATCCCTGCGAGAGACCTGATAATTTGGATAATGACGATTATTTTCACAGTGTGCCTGATTACTTCACCGACCGCAACGCCCTTTGGGAACTGGAGGAGAAGATGTCGGATGAAGAGAAAATCCGCTATGAAGAGGAAGTTGGATATTACACCTTTTCAGGTGGATACAATTCGAGGTTTTGGAGTGCCCGCCACACCCCGACCGATGTGTTGGCCGAGGCGGCGTGGAAGGCGACGAGAGTGGAGGACAAATGACCGAAGAACAGAAGCTGAACCGCGAGGCGCTGGAGGTGCTGGGAGGAGTGAAACACTGCCAATACCCAGGGTGCAATCGTCCGTTAAGAAGGGACAATAAGACCGGGCATTGCGGATTGCATTATCAATTCAAACTATGTCCTGTCTGTAAAGCATATTATTACCGCTATGCCCAGCAGTGCTCAAACTGCGTAAGGAGGGGGATAGAGTTAAGGAAGACCTCTGCATCGCGGCCGGCTACGATTGACCTGAGTAAGTTGAAGCCGATTACTGATAGGTGGAAGGAGAATGCCCGCCGGGTCCGGGTCTACCGACCGAAAGGATGGAGCCAGAAGATACTGGAGGTGGGGCATAGAGCCGAGGGTTACCGTAATTCCACACTTAGATGCCGGGCGTTTGGGGACTGGCACTTGGATAAGGTGCTTACCGATCCGTTTTTAGGGCGGGTGCGGAGAGAAAAGGAAGATGAAGGCGATTCCTAACCTTAGCCTGAAAGGAGAGACAATGTGTGAATGGATGAACAAATTCAACGATGACGGCAGCCTGAAACCTGCCCATCAAATTGTTCAAGAACAAGCTGATGATGAAAGCTTATGGTTTATAAATGAAAGCATAGAAACCGCATACATACAGCAAGCTCTTACATTATTACATTCAGTAGTCAATATGAATCATTTACAGAAGTCAATCGAGGAAGGGGGCTTGACATCGAGGTGATACATTCGTATAATATGGTGGATGCGGCTTGCAACCGCTTCAGTCGGGCGGAGCAGAGATTTCCTTTCGGGTCGTCTGCTTCCCCGACGCCACCATTAACGAAAGGATTTCTCGATGCGTAAGTATTCTATTGTTAGCCCGAGGTTCTGGAATGGAGATACCGGTCGATCTCTTCGTCAATATCCAGATGCTCAAAGGATAGCGCTTTATCTGCTTACCTGCCCCAGTTCAAATATGATAGGTTTGTATTACCTGCCCCTTCCGACGCTTTGCCACGAATTGAATCTGACTAAGGAAGGGGCTTCGAAGGGGCTTCGAAGGGTCAAAACCTTAGGATTTGCCGACTATGATGAAATAACCGAAACCGTGTTTGTTTATAAAATGGCGCGGTTTCAAATCGGCGAAACGTTAAGTCTTAAAGATAATAGACTTAAGGCGGTGGAGTCTGAACTTGCAAATTATTCTAATTCTCCATTTTACAATGATTTCCTTAATCTTTACAAGGAATGTTACAATCTTAATCTGAAGCCCCTTCAAAGGGGCTTCATACAGGAGCAGGAGCAGGAGCAGGAGCAGGAGCAGGAGCAGGAGCAGGAGCAGGAGCAGGAACTCTCTTGTGCGGAAAATGAACCGCACGAGGAAGTTTACTCGAAATCCTTTCTCTTGTTCTGGAAATCATATCCCCAAACCGGTCGAACCCGTTCCGGCAGAGATAAGGCTTGGGTTATATGGAAGCGGCTCGGTCTTGAAAAACATTCAGAAGAGATACTCGTCTCCCTTGAGGTTTGGAACAGTAACGAAA